AGAAGTTGATAAACATATGCATAATGAATATCCAAATTTTTTTGGTGTCCAAAATGTAGCTTCTAGTGAAACAGAAGTAGTTGAAGATACCCCAAAACGACAGGTAATGAATCCTGTTGCACCCGCCACGAGGAATAGCGGTAAACCACCTCGCAAAATTCATCTGACTCAGAGTCAAGTCGCCCTCGCAAAGCGTCTTAATATAACTCCAGAGCAGTATGCAAACCAACTATTGAAGGAGTCTTAATATGTCTGAAATAGATAATAAAGAACTTAACAATGCTAGCGAAGAGCAAGCACAAGAGCGTACCCCTAGGGAAATAGAAAGCCGAGAGGCTAGCCAGCGTATACAAAGCTGGGAAAACCCATCAAACTTACCAAATCCGACACCTCAAAAAGGATGGATATTTAGGTATATTAGAACAAGCCTTTTGGGTCAATCTGATAATCCTAATGTATCTAGAAAATTTAGAGAAGGATGGGAGCCTTGTAGATTAGAGGACCATCCAGAACTTCAGATTCATATGATGGACCATAATTCTGAGTGGTCAGTTAAAGGTAATGTTGAAATTGGTGGGCAACTGTTATGTAAGATGCCAGAAGAAAAAGCGAAAGCTAGAGACGAATACTTTAATAATTTAGCAGAGTCTCAACTGGAATCGGTAGATAACACATATTTTAAAGACCAAGATTCTAGAATGGCTACCAAACAAGTTTTTGAAAGAAAATCACGAACAACATTTGGTAAAGATTCATAGTTTCTTATTTTATAATTATTAAATAAGGAGACAATTATGTCATCAAGTGCAACTCCCATGGGAGCTAGACCTGTTGGAACAGTTGTTGGAAGCCCTTATCAAGGTAAAGTTACACATTACAAAATTAAAAATGCATATGGTACATCTATATTTTTTGGTGATTTTGTAAAGTGGGGTGATGATAACCCTAATACTACTATCCAAAAGGATACTGGTACTGCAACTTTAACACCTATTGGTGTTTTCCTTGGATGTGCTTACACCGACCCTTCTACAGGGCAATTCACACCAAATCAATATTATCCAGCATCAACTGCTGCAGATGATATTGTTGCGTATGTTGCTACTGACCCTTTCATACTAATGCAAATGCAATCAGACGAATCTCTTGGACAAGACGACCTTGGCAAGAATTGTGCTGTTGTGCAAACTGCAGGAAGTACAGCAATAGGTACAAGTAAAAACGCAGTCGATGGTAGTACAGCAAATACCACCAACACACTACCACTCAAAGTTGTTGACTTTGTAGATGGACCAGATAGTGCAGTTGGTGATAGTTATACTGATGTACTAGTAATGTTTAATGTTGGACACCAGTTGTTAAATACAACAGGTATAGGTTAAGGAGTAAATTATGGCAGCTATTTCAAGAGCTAACGAGTTAAAACAACTCTTACCTGGTCTTAACGCATTATTCGGTGAAGAATATAATCGTTATGAGAACGAGCACGAAGAAATCTATGTAACTGAAAATTCTGAAAGAAGTTTCGAAGAAGAATTGAAGTTATCTGGTTTTGGAGCAGCTCCAGTCAAAGATGAAGGTTCAGCTATCAATTATGATACTGCACAAGAATCTTTTGTCGCTAGATATACGCATGAAACTATTGGTTTAGGATTCAGCATTACAGAAGAAGCCATGGAGGATAACCTCTATGTATCTGTATCAGCTAGATATACTAAAGCATTGGCTCGTGCAATGTCATATACAAAACAAGTTAAAGCAGCTTATCCATTAAACAATGGATTCTCAACTACTTTTTCTTCAGGTGATGGTGTTGCTTTATTTAGCACAGCTCACCCACTTGTAAATGGTGGCACCAATAGTAATAGACCATCAACAGGAGCAGATTTAAATGAAACATCTTTAGAAGATGCAATCATCCAAATCGGCAAATGGACTGATGAAAGAGGTCTAAAAATTGCAGCAAAAGCTAGGAAGCTTATTATTCCTTCTGACTTGCAGTTTGTAGCAACTAGATTGTTACAAAGTGACTACAGAGTAGGAACTGCTGACAATGACATAAATGCAGTGAAAACTAATGGAGTGATTCCAGAAGGTTATTCAGTTAATCATTATTTAACTGATACTAATGCTTTCTTTATCACTACTGATGTTCCAGATGGAATGAAGCATTTTGTTAGAGCTCCTATGACTACTACTATGGATGGAGACTTCGATACTGGTAATGTTAGATATAAAGCGAGAGAAAGATATTCTTTCGGTGTATCTGACCCACTAGGTATCTTTGGTTCGCCAGGTAGTTCGTAAGAACTGTAAAGGGGAGCATACGCTCCCCTTTTTTTTGTGTTATATTATTAAATCTAGGATTATTAACTTGTTCTACAGACTGACCTAGCAGACAAGCCAAGACGGTAGAACTTATTTCCCAGGAGGAAATTATGGCAAAGACGACATTTTCAGGTCCAATACAATCTTTAGCAGGATTCATTTCAGCAGGTAACGCTAACGTAGTTAGTTTAACTGCAGATACTTCACTAACAGTAGCGGCTCATGCAGGTAAAATATTAACCTGTAATGATGCTGATGGTAAATTTACTTTACCAAGCATAGTAGCAACAGCTCCAGGTGAAGATAGCGACCCAAATCAAACAAACAATTTAGGAGCTACTTTTACTTTTGTAGTAGAAACAGCAGCTACCGATATGGATATTCTTACAGATGGTACAGATAAATTTGTAGGCGGTTTATATACTGGTGTTACTGATGCAACAGGTAAAACTTTTATTTCTGGTGCATCTAATGATGTCATTACATTAAATGGCTCAACTAAAGGTGGATTAGCAGGTAGTATTATTAAAGTAACTGCAGTAGGTAGTGCTAAATACGCAGTAGAAGGAATCATTTTAGGTTCAGGCACTTTAGTAACTCCATTTGCTGACGCTTAATAGGAGTAACTTATGGCTGATGCAGTAACAACACAAACTATAATTGATGGTGAAAGAAATTGTGTTATGAAGTTTACAAATGTCAGCGATGGCACAGGAGAATCCGCAGTAGCCAAGGTAGATGTATCTGCTTTGGCTTCTAATGCAGCAGGTGTAGCCTGTTCAGAAGTTAGAGTTATGCGAATTAGCCATGCTATTGTAGGTATGTCTGTGCAATTATTTTTAGATGCTACTACTAATGTTTTATTAGTAGAGCTTGCTGAGAGTAGTAATGGACATATGGATTTTAAAGACTTTGGTGGTTTACCAAATAACACAGGTAGTGGTAAAACAGGAGACATCTTATTTACTACTAAAGGACACTCTTCAGGAGATACTTACTCTATTACTTTAGAAATGGTTAAAGTATATTCTGACTAATAGGAATTAATTATGGCAAAAAAATATGTAATATCAGAAACTGGTGAATTTCCATCACAATATAAAGTTTTAAAATTAGATGAGGATGGAATCTATAGACCTATATTTGGTCCAGACCCAGATTTGGAAGATGCAAAACGCAAGTGTGATGAGATGAATGGTGAAAGAGCAAGAAATGACAAGGGTCAACTTGTTGCTGATGATCCATCTACTCCAGATATTAACGAAGCTTATGTTGGTGGTAAAAAACCAGCTAAGAAAAAAACAATTAAAAAAACTACAGCTAAGAAAAAAACTGTAGCTAAAAAATAAAGGTACTTATTATGAAAATGAAAAACAAAGGCGGCTATGCAGGTGGTAAAAGAACCATGAAACCTAAAGGTGGTATGGCTGGTGGCAGAAAAGTAAAAGCAACTGAAATGGGAGCTGAATCTAATAAACAGTATGTTAAAAAAATGTTTAGTATGGGTATGAATACTAGAATGACTAATGATATGCCTATGGAAAATAAAGGATATGCTGCAGGTAAAAAAATTACAATGAGAGCCAAAGGCGGTATGCGTGGCGGTAAAATGACTATGAGAGCTAAAGGCAAGGCTAGAGGCGGAAAAGTTTAGCTAAATACTTATGCCTATAAGAAAACAGGCTAAAATGCCTGCTAGAAATAAGAAAAACTTTCGTTCTACTAAGTCTGGTGCTGGTATGACTAAAGCTGGGGTTAAAGCTTATAGAAAATTAAACCCTGGCTCTAAACTAAAAACAGCAGTTACAGGTAAAGTAAAGAAAGGTAGTAAAGCTGCTAAACGTAGAAAATCTTATTGTGCAAGGTCTTTAGGTCAACTTAAAAGAAGTTCAGCTAAAACTAGAAACGACCCTAATTCAAGAATTAGACAGGCTCGTAGAAGGTGGAAGTGTTAATTAGGAATAAATAATGGCAACAAGTGGAACAACAGCATTTACATTAGACTTAGCCGATATCATGGAAGAAGCCTATGATTTATGCGGTAGCGAGTTGCGTTCTGGTTATGACTACAAAGGAGCTAAAAGAGCTCTTAATTTAATATTTCTAGAATGGCAGAATAAAGGTTTAAATCTTTGGAAGATTGAACAAGCATCACAAGCATTAACTGCTGGCACTAATACATATGCATTAGAGTCTAGTGCATTAGAAGTAGTAGATGCTTTTATTAGAACTGATGCAGGAAATACTGCAAATCAATTTGACCAAAGATTAAATAGAATATCTAGAACTCAATATAATCATCAAGCTAGCAAACTGTTACAATCTAAACCAACACAGTTTTATGTAGATAAAGGAACTAGCTCTAATAACATTGTTTTATGGGCAACTCCTGATTCTGCTGAAACTTATACTTTGGTATATGATTACATTAAAAGAATAGAAGATGCTGGTACAGTAGCAAGTAACAATGCTGATGTGCCTAGTAGATATCTTCCATGCTTAACATATGCATTAGCTTATAACTTAGCTTGTAAAATACCAGAAGCACAAAATAGAGTTCCAATGATTAAACAAAGGTATGATGAACTTTGGAATGATGTAAGTGATGCTGATAGAGAAAGAGCATCTGTTAAGTTCGTACCTGATATGCAAGCTTATAGATAATGTATGCTGCAGGAAAAAAAGCTTTAGGTGATTGTGATAGATGTGGTTTTACTTATAAGCTAAACGATTTACAATACGAAATACAAGATAGTATTCGTAATGGATTAAGAGTATGTAATAGTTGTTTTGATGTTGACCATCCTCAATATAAACTAGGTGAGCTTGATACATCAGACAATGAATCATTATTTAATCCAAGACCAGATAGAGGAAGAAAAGAATCAACTTCTTACTATGGATTTAATCCAGTTGCAGGTACAGGAATATTATCTAGTGCTGAAGTAGGAACAGTAACAGTGAGTACAGAATAATGGCTTGGACATATACAACATTAAAAACAGCAATACAGGATTATACAAATAATACTGAAACTACATTTAATAATAATTTAGATGATTTTATAGTTACTACTGAAGATAGAATACAAAAATTAGTTTCATTACCTTTTTTTAGAAAAAATGTATCTGGTACTTTGACTAATGGTAATCAATATTTATCTTGTCCTACTGATTTTCTAACATCTCATACTTTAGCAGTAGATAATAGTGGTTATGAATATTTGTTATATAAAGATGTAGCTTTTATAAGAGAAGCATATCCTGATAGCACATCAACAGGTATTCCTAAATATTATGCTAGATTTGATGAAGATAGTTTTATTGTAGCTCCTACACCTAATAGTAATCTTACAGTAGAGTTACACTATGAATATACTCCAACATCAATCACAACATCTGCAGATGGAACTAGTTGGTTAGGAACAAATGCATCAGATTGTTTGTTATATGGCTCTTTAGTAGAAGCCTATACCTTTATGAAAGGTGAGCCAGATATACTTACAAATTATCAAAATAGATTTAATGAAGCAGTTTCTAGACTTAAAAATTTAGGCGAAGGTAAAAATACTAAGGACAACTATAGAAGTGGTCCTGTAAGACAACAGGTAAGTTAATGTTTAGTGTAGATGTAAAACCAACAGTTGGAACTGTAAGTGTAGAAACAACAAATAATACAGGTTTAAGTCCAGAATATTGGACAGAAAGAGTAGTAAATAAAATTGTAAGTATAAGTGATAATGCTGACCCTATGGTAAAAGCCCAAGCAGAAGCATTTAAAGACACGATACAACAAGTTATTTTATTATATATGAAGCAAGCTATTGCAAGTGATAGAGCAACAGTAGCAGGTTTATTAGAAAAACAAGGTCATAAACAAATGGCTGATATTATAAGGAGAATATAATGGCAATATCACAAGCAATGTGTACATCATTTAAAAAAGAATTAATGACTGCTACACATAATTTTACCGCAGCAAGTGACCAATTTAAGTTAGCACTTTATACAAGTAGTGCTTCTTTAGGTGCGGCAACTACTGCATATACTTCAAGTAATGAAGCAAGCGGAACAGGCTATACAGCTAAAGGTGCATTTTTAACAAGTGTTACTCCTACTACATCTGGAACAACTGCATTAACAGATTTTAATGATTTAACTTTTAGTACAGCTACAATTACAGCTAGAGGTGCTTTAATTTATAATGAAGCTGCAAGTGGAGACCCTTCAGTATGTGTATTAGATTTTGGTGGTGATAAAACATCAACTAATGGCGACTTTACTATTCAATTTCCAGCAGCAGACGCTTCAAACGCAATTATTAGAATAGCCTAAAATGGCTAACGTAACAGGCTGGGGTAGAGGTACCTGGGGTCAATCAACCTTTGGAGAACCAATACCTGTAGTCGTTACAGGAGTTTCTGGTACAGCAACTCTTGGTAGTGAAACTGTTGTAGCTACATCATTAGTAGCAGTAACAGGTTTAAGTGCTACATCAGCTTTAGGCAATGAAACTATAGTTGCTGAAGCAAATATAACAGCAGCAACAAATTTAGGTACATCAGCTTTAGGCAATGAAACTGTTCTAGCAGAAGCAAATACTTCTGTAACAGGAAATGCAGGTACTTCAGCACTAGGTAATGCAATTACAGCAGGTGCAGCAGTAACAGGTGTTTCTGCAGTAGCATCAACATTAGAAGTTGGAGATGAAATTGTAAAAGCTTCAGCTGTTATAGTTCCTACTGGAATAGCTATTACAAGCACATTAGGAAGTGTTACAACAACATCTGACAATGTACTTACAGTTACAGGCAATGTAGGAACTACTACATTAGGAAGTGTTACTGCAATAAATAAAGCTTTAGTAGAAGTAGAAGGATTAAATGCAACAGGTGATATACAAGGGGTTAATGTTTGGGGACTTATAGATACATCACAAACAGCAAATTACCAAACAATAACAACAACACAAACATCTAATTATCAAGAAGTATTAACAACACAAAATCCAGACTGGAGTGAAGTTGCTTGATACAATATAATTAATACGAGGAATAAAAAATGGCAAGTTCATATGTAAATGATTTAAGATTAAACGAAATGGCTACTGGTGATGCTAGTGGAACATGGGGTGATACTACAAACACTAATCT